GATGTCGATAATCTGAACCATTGTGGCGATGTCCTGTAAAGACAGTTGAACTTGCTCTTCAGCATTTTCAGTTTTCACTTCTTCTGCCATGATTTTCTCCTTTGCAAAGTAGTTAACAATTAGAAAGACCCACCTGGCATCTTTCTTCTCTTCCTATGTATTTATACATTAAAGGTTGAGTTTTTTTCAAGAGCGATAAAATATTCCACTGGATAATTATCATTAGTCCAGTTTGAAATAAGCTTAGATGATATACTTACAAAGTAACCACCAGGTAGTAATTTCAAATTAGGAATACTTACCACGAAGTTAAACTCATTTCTACATGAGTTATCTTTATCCAATTCAATTTCAAAAAGGTTAGATGTACTATCCCTTGTGTCGACTACGGATGCAGTAATCACCCCGTCTTTTCCTTGAATTGACAATTCAGAATGCCCAAGTACAGCAGCCGCTTTTCGAATCTGATTAAGAACATCTTCTTCGAAGTTAATGCCGACTTCTGGATCTGGCATCTGAATATCTTTTTGAGGAGTTGTAAGAATACCTGTCTCTGAGAAGAAGTATCTTATCTTCTGAGAATTTGGTAGTTTACATCCACCTACATTGTTTTTAATGACTACAGCCTTCTCTTCAAAATCCAATGCTGGATTCTCAATAAGACTATATACAGACAAGAATTCGTTTAAGTCATAGACTCCGAACTCTTGTGGAAAGTCTTCTACAATCGTAGCTCTAGCTAATATGGTCTTTGCTTCAGATATTGTCTTAAGCTGTTGACCAGGTTTGAATACTAGATTTGGATTAATAGAAGCGAAGTTCTTAAGAACGTTAAGTGTTTCATCACTAATTACCATTTTTATTTTCCTCATTCAAATCATGTACATGTAATGCGATTACAGCATAGTGAAGAATTTTTAAAAGATCTGCTCTATTAAGACCTTCTTTCTTTCCATACCTTTGCGCATACTTAAGTACATTTCCAATTGCAAAACCCATACCGTGGCCACAATCAATAATAAATTCAGTAGACTGAAAATTATTTTTAGAGTAATGACCTCCGTAGGTTTTATTTATATAATTTAGAAGCTCTTTTATAAGAGCTCCCTCATTAAACTTGTAATTTATTTGTTCTTTCTTCTTAAACATCATACTCCGGAGTTTCATCAGATACATCAGGAGTATCTGCTGTTAATACACCATCATCTACTTTTGAATAGAGATCTAAGAAAGCAGCTTTTGTATCTTCATCAAATCTTGAGATACAAAGATCAATTGCTTTAGATCTATTATCAAAGATAGAGAATGTTTGTACGATATGACAAAGTCTTCTTGTTGAAATAACTTCATCAACACCATCATCATAGAAAGTTTTTCTTATGATATCAGCCCATGTGACAAGCTTATCAGCAAAGTCTTCATCGATTGAACCAAATTTTTCCATGTGCTTAAGTACGATTTTCTTTTCGATATTTAAGCTTGGAAACTTTTGATCAACTGAAATAGTAAACCTTTCAAGGAAAGCTTCATCGATAATAGAAGCAGCAGTAAATCTACCGTCTTCTGAACCTTTACCTTTTGTGTTAGCAGTAGCAATCACATTGAAACCTTCGGCAGGTTTTATAATTTCACCAGTCTTTTTAACAAGAACTGGTTTGCCTTCGAGAATACCTTGAAGACACATGATTTTGTTAGTTGCTCTATCGATCTCGTCAAGGAGAAGTATAGCACCATTCTCCATTGCTTTAAGTACAGGACCTTTGGCAAAAACTGTTTCACCATCAATCAGTCTGAAACCACCAAGCAAATCGTCCTCGTCAGTTTCTGGATTGATTTGAACTCTGATAAATTCTTTACCAACTTTAGCACACGCTTGTTCGACCATGAAAGTCTTACCATTACCAGAAAGACCTGATATATAAGTTGGATAGAACATGCCAGACTTTACAATCTTTACGATGTCATGATATGCTCCCCAAGCTACGAATGTATCGTCTTTAGAAGCAAAGTTCTTTTCATCGTTTACGATTGACTGCATTTGAGCAGCATGCTTAGGAATAGTATTAACGACAGAAGTTGAAGTTTGAACTTCTGCTCTGATTGGTTCAATAAGACCAGCAAGATCGTATGTACCAATCTTGACTCTGTTGTCTTTTGTCATGATAGGATCCCAGTCTTTTCCTGAGTATCCAAATTGCTTACCAAGATCTACGATTGTAGACTTACGAAATTGAGTTTGGTCTGGATATCTAGACACAAGCTCTTTTAAGATTATTTTGGTTGAGGCTTTCAAATTTTCCATAATATATTATCTCCTTATCAAATTATAGTACTATTATACCATAGTTCGGCGTGTTTGTAAACAGTTTTTGTGAAAAAAAGTGAAAAAAGTTTACACTCTTATCACCTTTCACTGAGCAACTGCCTTGCCAAAGTTCGTTAATAGCGATTTATTGGTCTTTTTAGACCTGCTGTATTTCTTAAACTGAGATCTGATAGTACCTGTTGAAGCATCATCTGCTACTTCAAATCCATCGTCATCAGTTGAGAAATTCTTTCCATTCTTTACAATATAGAACTGATTATAACCAAGTGCATCATTAAATGTTACACATTTATGTTTTGCAAACTCTCTATTGAATGGTTTACGATCATCAGATCCATAAATATAATCACCTGTTGCATCTTCAATTTTTCTCCAAAAGTTGTAAGAGCCATCAGCTATAAAGAATCCAAGAGTACATACTCCATAGTTTTTTCTAAGATTATCGAGTAGTGTTTTTGTACATTCACTTCCTCTTCCTTTTGTTCGTACAGTTCTTCCATCTAGATGAATTAAAGTTGGTCCCCATCTACTATCTGAAGGAATATAGTCGATATTTCTAGATCTTACAATATTAATATTATTTGCTTCTCCATCAGATAAGATTACAAGATTCATTTTATCAATTGCATGCTTTCTTTTGAAAGTTTTAATAAGATCATGAGATCTAATCAGAGCTTCGTTTAATGGAGTTGAGCCATATTCTTCATATATTGATAAGATTTCTCTTTCTATCCAAATGTATGAATCAGATGCAAGAAATTTTCTCATATAGATGTGATAGAGAGCTTCTTCCCAATCAGCTTTTTTCAAAGTAGATGAAATGATTTGTGGTAATGAAAGTCCAGCATGATTTACTTCGCTTTCTCTTGATTTTGCTTTTGCAATTGCTTCATCAAAGTCCCAACCTGATGATCCAAGTTTTTTATTGGTTGATGTAAATCCATATACATCGTAAGGAATATTGACTGCTTTGCAGAATACAACTAAGTGAAGCAATTGATCCATTACTTGACTCATAGTATTATTCATAGAACCAGAATAGTCAATCAACATCATCATTCCATGATTCTTAGCATCAGCTAATCTTGTAACTCGAGCAAAGATGTCATCATTTGTTTTATATGACCATAGTCTATTTACGTCTACTGAACCTGTTCTTGCTGTCTGAGCTCTTGTATAACGATAAGCTGCTTTTCTCATTTCAAATTCTTTTACAGCATAGTTTACATTTCTCTTTACTTCTTTAAGATATGATTTAAACTCTTCTCTATAAGCAGGATTATTAAGAGCATTTTCCCACTCAAGTGTTTGTAATCGAGAAGCTTTTAATTCTGAATATGGTATTACAATTTGATCAGCTACTTCTTTACTAAATGCATTTGCTACTGCAACTTGACCACCATGCTCATCTCTTTCTAAAAGAGTATGCTCATTTCTTCTGAAGTTCTCATCTGTTATTGATACATCTTCATCTTTATGAGTTTTTCCATCTTTTCCAGTTGCTTCACTGTCGTCTTCACTTCCTGCAGATTCTTCTCCATCTTGCTGACTAGATTCTTCATCTGCTTCTTGAGTTTCAGCGTCTCTATTAGGGTTCGCTCCAGCCTGTTGGTTTCCATTATCTTCTCCTGTTGATTCCATATCATCATGACCCATGTTTGCTGTTGGATCATCATTCATTTCATTTTCTTCATTACCACTTTCAGCTGGCGCTTCTGGTGGAGTTAATAAATCTTCTTGATTCTCTTTAGTATAAGCAAGGATGTCTCTACAAAGTTGAGTTACTTCTTCAAAAGTTTCTGTTGTCATAGCTCTTTTGAAGTATACTTCTTCTTCATCAGTAAATGGCACATCAATATGATCGCCAATTTTTGCTTTAAGATTAATTTTGTCGATAAGTTTTACTTGGTCCCAATCCATATCTGAAAGATCACCAAAGAATTCTTCATCAAATAATTTTTTGTATCCTCTTGACATAGGACCGACAAGACCTGCATAATTTTGTTTAATGTGTCTTTCGATTCTCGCATCTTCGATCACATTGATATAAGATCTTGGACAACCTTCGAGTTTCTCTGGGCTATCATGCCAGCCTTCAAAAGGTGTAAATAAAGCATGACCAACTTCGTGGCCAATGAGAAGATCAGTTACATCTTTACCCATGTCTTTCCATTGTGGAAGACCTAGGATACGATCTTTAATATCGAACCATGCAGTCTGATAGTTCCCATATTGCACAGTAATATTTTCTTTTGCGAGTAATTTTGCGAGTGTTGATTTATGTGTTGCCATGTATTTCCTTATCTTATATATCTATTATACCACAACTCGAAGCATTTGTAAACGGTTTGTGTGAAATTAATCCCTCTTTTTTTCACTTTCCATAGCAGCAAAGGGAAAACACTTACCAAAAAGATGATATTCTGACGTTACAGCCTCTCTTTCTGAAGGATATTCACCATGAATAAACTGCTTAGCATGCACGAGCTCATGAGCAAGAGTAATCATCTGCTCATAAAATGTTTGTTTACCTGAAATATATATCACTGAATCAACTTTATTACCCTCACAGAGCCCATATGAGTCTGCATATCCATTTGGCATTCTCCCAGGGAATTTGATGGTAATATCATATCTCTTTCTACGATCAACATTAAGTTCTTTTAAAACGCTGACTACGTATTGAGAGATAACTTCTTGGTTCTTTTTTGTCTTTATTTCTATAAACATGTAGCTATTGTACCACACTTTTTCTTATTTGTAAACATTTTTTTGCAACTAAATTTCATTTAAAATCAACAACTTAAAAAATGGAGCCACCCGCCAGGATCGAACTGGCGACCTGATGATTACAAATCAACTGCTCTACCATCTGAGCTAGGGTGGCTACTTGATCTTTGAGAAGTTTCGATCTTTAAAGAATTCGATCTTACTTCTAAACTTATTCTCTAGTATATCACCTTTATGAGATATGATGAAGACATTAGAGCCATCGTCCAATGTTTCAAGTATCTTTGTGAGATTGTCTATACCATCGTGATCTAAACTAGAATCGAATGTCTCATCAAGAATAAGCAGATTAGATGCTGCACTATTCTTCATTTTAGCAATTTGTCTCCAAGTAAAAAGAAGAGATAAATCGATTCTTTGTTTTTCGCCTTCTGAGAACGAGGCATAGTTAAATGAGTCGCGATGTCTTGATCGTATAGTTTCATTAAAGTTTTCATCCAAGTGAAATGATACAAAGAAGTCTAATACTTGTAGGTAACTATTAATTAATCGATTCATTACAGGAAGATATTGCTTAATGACTTTAGTTTTAATACCTGTATCTTTAAGCATTTCTCCTATAACTTCATTATAGGTTCTTTCTTCTACATATTCGAGTTTCTTTTCTGTGGCTTTATCTTTTTTCTTTCTTAAAGAGTTAAGTTCACGTTTTGCTTTTGAAACATCTCCACTCTGG